GCACCAGTAGGCACTAAAGGCATCAAGAGGTACTGATGAAACTCTGGATGCTTGGTAATCGTCTCACCACTGAGATGTATGAACGCGAAAGATTTATCGATGAAGCAGATAAATATGGTATTGATTTCTCAGTAGTATTTGCTGATGAGATCGACTTGATTGTTTCTAGAGATGATCGCAAATCTATTCGATATCGTAATGATATTGTTTCTCTCCCAGACAGTATACTTGCTAGGACTGGGAGCGGTACTGGTTACTTTAATCTATCTGTTCTCAGACAGTTTGAACGACTAAACGTCCTAACTTTACCTAGTTCCAGTGCTATAGAAGCATCGAAAGATAAGTTGTACGCGAGTCAAATTTTGGCTCAAGCAGGACTACCTATCCCCAAAACAATGCTTACAAGGTTTCCGTGCAAGGCAGAAACCGTTGAGAAACAGGTTGGATTTCCTTGCGTTATGAAAGTTGTGACGGGTTCTCATGGTGCTGGTGTTTTTCTTTGCGAAGATACTAAACAGTTTGAGGATTTGTCGGAACTTATTTCTTCTTTAGATTCTAAAAACTCTATGATTATTCAGGAGTATATTAAAGAATCGGAGGGTAAAGATTTACGTGTCATCGTAATCGGAGGTAGAGTCGTCGGTGCTATGCAACGTAAGTCTACTGACGGTTCATTTAAAGCCAATATTTCCCGTGGAGGTCAAGGGGAAGCTTACGATGTTGACGATCAAATGGAGTTACTGGCTATTCAAACTGCAAAAGTTCTTGATCTTGATATTGCTGGTGTTGATTTACTATTTCATAGTGATGGATACCGAATCTGTGAAGCAAACTCGTCCCCTGGATTCAAGGGGTTTGAGGCAGCGTTAGATATTAATGTTCCCAAAAAAGTTTTTGACTATGTTAAACTCAGATGCGGAAAATAAACAATGAATAACTTTGAAATATTCTTTTATTTTCTTTGCTTTGCTCTTATTGCAGGTGCTGCCTTTGCGATGATGTGGAGTAATATTCAATCTATCAATATAGAGATGAATAAACCACGTAAACCACGTCATCCAGAGGCACCTTCTTCTGGTGAAGAAGTTATGTATGTTGATCTATCCAGAGAAAGACTGGAAGATCTTTACAATCAAAAATAAAGGTGATATACTATGAGGGTTAACACCCTCCTCTTTTTTATGGATAATAATGAATTTAAATTAAAGTTGGAACAGTTGAACGATGCAAAACAAGCACGAGTCCGTCTTGGTATTGCTTGGGTTCTTCACATGTTTGTGGTTCCTCCTGTCACTTCTTTAGTTTATAGTGTAAAAACTAATTATTGGATGCCATTCATTGCTGCAAGTGGTGCAGCAGCAGTTGCTCTTCCAATCTCTTTGGTTGACTACGGTATTACTCTTGCGGTTGCTCCTCCAGTCACCTCTGCTGTACTTTTGACCACTCGTTCTCAAGAGAAACGTCGTAAGTTGGGAATCATGGGTCCTGAACAGGCAGACAAAATTGTTGTAGAACTTCAATCTTAATAAATATTCACATGAAAAAGGACTGGCGAGAAGAATATAAAAAAATGAAGGTATTGTCTGAACGTCAATTATATCTTCTCGACCACGGTCCTGATTCTCTGGCATCTTCATGGGCTCTTGCTGCAATGAAGAATGACTATAATAAAATTATGGGTAATAATAAATGAAAGACCCATATAGTATGCGCCCCCTACTTGATCAAGTAGGGGGATTCATTTTAGCTCTATTAACTATTTCTATCCCACTTATCATCCTATTATGAACAACTTTACCGTTTATTCAAAGAGTGGATGTCCTTTTTGTACAAAGGTCATTAGTGCATTACAGTTAGCAGAACTTAATTTTGTTGAATATAAACTCGGAAGAGACTTTGAAAGATCTGAGTTTTATGCAGAGTTTGGAAATGGTGCTACCTTCCCACAAATAATTGTCGGAGATAAAAAACTCGGTGGATGTAGAGAAACTGTTAAATATTTGAGAGAGAATAATCTTGTCTAATGTTACAGGATCTATATGACACAGTAGAAAAAACTATAGACTACGCCTTTGATGGTAAATACATGTTAAACATGTATGATTACCTTAAGGATAGTAAGACTCCTAGGACTGTTGTAGAAGACTTCCTAATGAGTTGTGTTGCCGCTGAGATAAAATACCTTGTTCTAGACCTTGAAGGTTACTTAGAAGGTGGTAGTGACGAGATTCACAAACAATTACGTGAGGGTTATGGTCACATAGGTAAACCAGAGGCAAGAAAAATAAAAAATTATCTGGTAAAAATTCTTAATGATGCAGAGAAATATAGAAATGACAAAAGACCTGGAAGAAAGAGAAGACCCACTAAATAATGACAACGAATCTCCTAAGATGAATAGGGGATTTGAACTACTACTTAGAAATAGAAAGAGGAGGGAACCACCTAAGACTTTTCAAGTTACCTTTGGAAAGATGGTCTCCCTTTTCAAAAGAGAGTTCCATTTTTTCTTAGACATACAGTTTGACATAAGAAAAAAGGAGAGCTAAGATGTTAGCAGTCACACTCACGTTGTCCACGGTTATCTCGATTATGTTCCTCTTGGTTGGAGGAGTTATTGGATATCTTTTAAAGGAATATGTAATAGAAAGAAACTCCACATTCATTCCAACCCATCCAGAAATGTTTGATGAGAATGGACAAATTATTCCTGATGAAGTTTTGGCGGTAAGATTTGACAACTCCTTATACAATATGGATGACTTTACCGATGAAGATGACGATTGACATCCTTCAATAAATATTTAAACTGAACTAAAATTATTACTACAATGGCAACATCAACTAAATTACCACCCAACCCTTTCGTTCATGAGATTTTTGAGTTGGTTTCGAAACAAAGAACAAAGGCCAAAAAGGTTGAAGTTCTAAAAGAACAGAGGTGTGATGCACTTACTGCCCTTCTGATTTGGAATTTTGATGACACTGTTGTGTCTCTTTTACCAGAAGGTGAAGTTCCTTACCAACGTAACGAAGTACCTGTTGGTACTGATCACACCTCACTTCGTAAAGAATGGAAAAACCTTTACCACTTCGTGAAAGGTGGTAATGATAGTCTGTCCAAGACCCGTAGAGAGTCCATGTTTATTCAAATTCTTGAGGGTCTTCATCCCACCGAGGCTGATGTTCTGTGTCTTGTGAAGGATAAAAAACTTGCATCTGCATATAAGATTACTAGGGAAGTTGTTGAATCTGCTTTTCCAGATATCCAATGGGGTGGTAGGTCTTGAAGGACATAAAGATTCTTCATAGGGATTGTGATCCCACATTAGCAGATGATAGGACTCTTCCTTACACTGCTTATCTTATCGAATATTTACAAGATGGGATGACAAAGTTTGATATTGCACTTGGAAATAAGAGAGTAGATATTTTTGATTACTATTGGGATAATTATCGACATGATTTGATTAGCATGACTCAAACAGAGGGAAGAGTTAATCCAAAATTGTGGGGAAGTAACAATAACGACAAAAAGAAAAAGAAATGAACAACGGATTTGATATTAAGTTTGAGGGTATTGACATGAACCCAGATCATGTACAAGCACTTCTTAAAAAGTATAAGAAGGTCAAAAAGTATCAAAAGTCCAGTCTTTTCGCTGTCAAAACTATGGATGGGACAGAAAATTATGTGTCCCAATTGATTAAGGAAGGTGAAGAATACGGTGGACTTGACTAAATATGGTATATGGGTCTATACTAGACCTGTCGTTCATTCTCTATTTCCGAATAGAGAACGCAAGTAAGTCGCGGAACGGAGCGTTCAGATTATGGTTGAATTTCTCATCTTTTTGAATCTAACAACTCAAAGACTTCCTGTTGACCCAAAACATTATATGACTTGTGACCAGTCAGCATGGATGAGAGAAAGAATCTTAAGATCTGAATTACTTAGTACCAGCCAAAAACTGGACTTTGTAACAAGAACATGGGAGGGAACTGATCCTTCCTGCAAGGAAAACCATAATCCGCAAACGACTGAAGGAACGGGGCCTAAAAATCTCATTCTTCAGGAGCAAAATCATGAACACACTCAATCTGATTCGTAAGCAGATCAATAAAGCATCTGCACTGCACGACGCACAGATTCATGCCACCTCTTATCGTGGTGTCAACTATGAACTCTGTGGTCACCAACCAAAGGAGACCCACGGGACTTTCTGTTATCGTGGACATACTTACAACAAGTGACTTGTCACTTATAAAATAATCTGTTAGACTGGAGGACAATAGTCCTCCTTTTTTATGGAAAAAGACAAACTTAAAATAATTGTCAGAAATCTCCGTCTCTTGGTTGACGCATTGGAGTCAGAGGTGTATTCTGATGTTGCAGCATACACTGACAGGTTGGAAGAAACCCTTCCTCCACTTCCCGATTACGATGAGGTGTTCGAAGATGACGAATAGTGATTGGCGTTACTCTGAAGAGAGATTGAAACTCAGGGAACAATGTCTAAAAGTCTTGTTAAATAAGTATGGGAAAGCTCGTATAAACGAAGTATCATATTCTACCCAAGACATCTATGAGTGTGTTGATACTTGGATCTCACAAGGAAACAAGTTGAGTAATGGAATCACTGCATATTTCAATGCTTATTTCAACCATGAAAACAAAGAAAGCAATCAAGTACATCCTTAAACACCCAGAACTTTTTACAGAAGGAGAACTGGCGTATGTTCAAAAGGTAAAAGAATATCGTAAATTGAGAAAGAAACAAGATGAATCACGCAAAACTGATATCAGTCACACCTGATGCTGAACAGCACATTGCGTATTGTGCGCGTGTGTCTAATCCAAATAATCAGGATAACGAAAAGTTTGCTGGACTACTCAAGTATTGTATTAAACATCAACACTGGAGTATTTTTGAACAAGCATTCATGACACTTGAGATTGAAACGACAAGGGGTATCGCAGCCCAAGTACTGCGTCATCGTTCGTTCACTTTTCAAGAGTTCAGTCAGAGATATGCTTCAACTGAATTGTTGACTGATATTCAACTTCCTGAATTGCGTCGTCAGGATGATAAGAATCGTCAAAATTCTATTGATGATCTTGAACCTGAGGTTATTGATAGAATTAATCGTCAAATGACAACCCTTTTCAGTTCGGCAAACAGTCTTTACCTTCAAATGTTAGAAGCAGGTGTAGCGAAAGAGTGTGCTCGTTTTGTTCTTCCTCTTGCAACACCCACTAGGCTTTATATGTCTGGTTCGTTGAGATCGTGGATGCATTACATTGATCTAAGGTCTGCACATGGAACACAGAAAGAACACATGGACATTGCAAACTCTTGTAAGGAAATCTTCAAGGAACAGTTTCCAGTGATTTCAGAGGCTCTGGACTGGTAATAAATACAACATTAAAATGAATTGATTATGGCAACTTATCCAGTAAAGAATAGAGAAACTGGTGAAACCAAAGAAGTGGTCATGAGTATTCATGACTGGGATCAGTGGTTAAAAGACAATCCAGACTGGGAACGTTTCTACACTCCAGACAATGCACCTTGTCTTGGTATTGAGATGGGAGATCCCTTTTCCAAGATGTATACCAAACACCCAGGTTGGAAGGATGTAATCTCCAAAGCAAAAAAACAACCAGGTTCTAACCTGAAACATTACGACTAATCAAGTATGCCAGCAAAGAAAAAAACGGGTATTGGAACAACTAACCCTGTGCCTTTCGGAATGAGTAATAGAGTGATGAAGAGAAAGAAACCAATCAATCTTGACTATATTAAAAAGGTTGAACCAATCACTGAGAATCAAGAGATTTTCTTTGAGAAATATAAGTTAGAACAAAATCTTGTTGCATACGGTTGTGCTGGTACTGGTAAGACTTTTATTACCCTCTACAATGCCCTTCTTGATGTCTTAGATCCCAAGACACCTTACGAGAAGATCTACATTGTCAGATCCCTTGTACCTACCAGAGAGATTGGTTTCCTCCCTGGTGATCATGAGGATAAGTCTTCTCTTTATCAGATTCCCTACAAGAACATGGTTAAGTACATGTTCGAAATGCCTGATGATGCTTCGTTTGAGATGTTGTATAACAATCTCAAAGCACAGGGAACTATTTCTTTCTGGAGTACCTCATTCATTCGTGGTACTACATTGGATAATGTTATTGTAATTGTCGATGAGTTCCAAAACTTGAACTTCCACGAACTTGATTCGATGATCACTCGTATTGGTGAGAATTCGAAGATCATGTTCTGTGGTGACGCAACTCAGTCCGACTTGACCAAACAGAATGAAAGAAATGGCATCGCAGACTTTATGCGTATCTTGACTAACATGCCTTCTTTTGATACAATAGAATTTAATGCAGAGGATATCTGTAGAAGTGGTCTTGTTAAAGAGTACATCGTTGCCAAACTTGAACTCGGTATGTAATGTTTAATCATGTTGAAGTGAACTACCCTACTCTCACCAGAGAGATGATTGATGGGGTTAGATATTATGATACTCCTGATGGTCAGAAGTTAGTTTCTATTACTTCTATCATCAGTCATTATAATCGTGAGATCTTCCGTAAGTGGAGAGCAAGAGTTGGTAACGACGAGGCAAATAAGATCACCAAAAAGTCAACCAGTCGTGGTACAGATATGCACACACTGGTTGAAAACTATATGTTGAATAAGGAACTTCCGACAGTTCAACCACTGTCAGAGTTCCTTTTTAAACAAGCCAAACCTGATCTTGATAAGATTGACAACATTCATGCTATTGAACAAGCATTGTTCAGTAAAGAGTTGG